CAGGCAGAAGGTTATATACCAATAGAACAAACCTTCAGTAATGGTTTGAGATATCCAGGCGACCAGAATGGATCAGCTAAAGAAGTGGTCAATTGTCGCTGTGCTTTGATAGGGGGGTAGTTAATGACCAAACCTAATAGAAATAAGGAGCGAAACATGGAAACCAAAAAAATGTATGTGCCTTCATATACAAAAGAAATCAATAAGGAAGAAAGGTCTGTTATAGCTTATGCTAGCACTCCTATAATTGACAGACATGGGGAAGTGATCCCAAACAAAGCCTGGAAAGATGGGCTAGATAATTTCAGAAAGCATCCTGTAGTGTTTATTAACCATAACTATAATGATTTATGGATAGGAGCAGCTGAATGGATTAAAACTTCAAAGGATGGATTACTATTCAAAGTAAAGTTTGCCTCTACTCCTGATGCTATGGAAGCATTTCAAATCATTCAGGATACTGACACAGCAGCATTCTCAGTTGGAGCAAGGTCAGTTGAGAGAAGAGAAATGTCAGTAGGTGAAATACCTAAAGAGTGGAATATAGAGATACCTAAAACATATAGTAAAACAGATGTAGTAGTAGCTCATACAAAGATGGAACTATTAGAAATATCACTAGTATCACTACCAGCAGTGCCTACAGCAGTGTTGAAGAAAGGTATTGATGGTGGTATAACATCTGATGAGATTACTAAGAGGATCCAGGACGTGGTAGATGAGTATGTGGAGGAACACAAAGAAGATGAACCTACACCTATTAGATTATCTATCAATATAGAATTATCTGAGGAAACAGTGAAAGAAATAAGGAATGATGAAGAGATCAGTCCTGAAACAGTGGAATTTATAAGATACAATGTATTAGAACTATTAAATGAGGAATTCACTAGTATGTTGGATAAGGTAGTAGATTTTACTAAAACAGAGAGTGAGGAAGATATAACTGAAAGAGTAGCTGAGAAGGTAAGAGAGATACTCGAACAGGAAGAGTTAGAGAAAAATGAAATAGAAATAGAAGAAGAGCCAGAATCAGAAGAAATTGATCTGGAAGAATTCAAACTAGAACAAGATCCGGATGAATTGAATATCGATGGTGAGACAATCAAAGAATTGATATCCAGTGCCGTGTCCAAAAATACTGTCAAGTCAGAAGATATCTCTGACATGATAACTGTTAGGATTAAAAGATTATTAGGTAGAATATCATAAAAACAAAGTATACAGATAGTAGATACTAGAGATAGACACTATGTGAGCTATTAGGTAGATACTGTTAGAGTTGCTGGTTGATGATAGTAGTAAAATATATAAAGGAGATAAAATATGAAAATTGAAGAACTTAATGCTTCCATTGAAGATACTGTTAAGAAAGCAATGGATGACAATAAAGTAGATGTGGAAGAGACTGTCAAGACAGCAGTTGATGAAGCTGTAGAGAAAGCATCTGAGCCTATTAAGAAATTTACTATTCAAATGGGCGAAGCAGAAGAAGACAAGTTCAAAAAGACCTATGGTTTTAAAGACCTAGGTGACTTTGCTTGTGAAGTAATGAAAGCTACTGGTGCTGCTAAGTATGGCAATAAGATTGATGAGAGACTTGAGAAGGCTGCTGGAACAGGGCTAACTGAAGGATCTGGTCCTTCTGCTGGATGGTTGATCCCTGAAGCATTTGCTCCTCTGATGAGTGCGCCAGAACATGATAATACTAACCTATTGGGTTACTGTAATCGTGTGCCTCTTCAGGTAAACAATGTTACTATTCCTTATCCAGATGACTTTGACCGCTCAGGTGGAACTGTCTATGGTGGGATTAAGTGGTATTGGATTTCCGAGCTGGAACAAAAGACCTCGTCTTATCCTAAAATGGGTAAGATTAAGTTGGAACTGAATGAGATTGCTGGTCTATGTTATGTATCAGATACCCTACTTCAGGACTCACCTGCTTCAATCAATGCTCTTATTACTAATGGTTTCAAGACATCCTTAGTAAGTCAAATCAATGAAGCCATCCTGTATGGTACTGGTGCTGGTCAGCCTTTAGGTATTAGTGGTGCTCCTGCACTTACTGATGTTGCTATAGAGACTGGGCAGGATGATGATACTATCGTCCTTGAGAATGTATTGAAGATGAGAGCACAGTGTTACAATTACAACGAAGCTATTTGGTTAGTTACTCCAGATGCCTATCCTCAGATTGCTACATTGAGTTTAGCAGTTGGAACTGCTGGAGCACCTATCTATCAGTTAGCTAATGATCCTAATGTATTGGATAGTCTGTTAGGAAGACCAATATTAGTTACTAACCATTGTGCCGCACTTGGAACTGTTGGTGATATTCAGTTGATTAACTTTAAGGAATACATAGTAGGGGAAAAGAGTGGTATTGGATCTGGTATCCAGGCTGCTCAGTCTATCCACTTGAAGTTCGACTATGACCAAACAGCGTTTAGATTTATCTATAGGATTGATGGAAATCCGTGGTGGAGTTCAGCATTACAACCAATTCGTGGTAATGCTGTAAGTCCATTTATTAGATTAGCTTCAAGAACATAAGAAATCCGGGGGGTGAAATACCCCCCTTGATTTAACTCGTAGTGGGCGAGTATAAATAATCGATAAAATAGGAGAAACATATTATGAGTAGATTAATGGATGACATGCACGTAGTAGCACATACTAGCACCTTTGTAGCCAGCTATGCTGACTTCTTTGAAGGTCCTGGTTCAGGTAGTATTGTTTATACTGATGTGTTCAATCTTGCTAAGTATCGTAAAGTTCTTTTTATTATTCAGTTGGGTGCTGGTGCCACTGGTACTGGTGTTGTAACTGTAGAGAGTTGTGATACTGCTGTTCCTGATACTCCTACTGCTATTGCCTATAACTATAAAGCAATGACAACTAGTGATACTTGGGGTACTACCACAGCTCAGGCTTCTACTGGTTTTACTACTGCTGCTGGAGCTAATAAGTGTTATATGGTAGAAGTAGATGCTTCAGAACTTAGTGGAACTGATCATTATGTAAGACTGAAAATTACAGAAGACACTGACTCACCATGTGATGGATGTGTTCTTACTATTCTTGGTGATCCAAGATACCAAGATGACGTGCCTGTAACTGCAATAGCTTAAGAACTAAATAGGGGAACTACTCCTATGGGTGGGGGACACTGTCCCCCCCCCTAAAAACCATTATGGTATAGAATAAACTAAAGGAGAACTAATATGCCTGTTACTGGTATAAAATCAAAATGGAGAGATGGGGATTTAGAATTTTATCAGTCTACTGCTGGTAATACACAAGGAATTAGATTTGGTAATTATGCTGAAGGTGATGACTTTCAACTTATATTTCCTGATGACGGAACTACATTTGCAGATTCAAGTACAAGTGTTAGTGGAGTTACTGATGGAACTGACGGATATCTTACAGTTATTGTAGGAACTGCTACTAGATACATCAAATTGTATGACACTGTTACATAAAGGAGAAATAACATGGCTGTTACAAAACTAAGTGGTGAGGAAAACAGCATGGTTATGTTCAATGCACAGTAGTAAGTGGAACTACTAAAAGCACAGTAGCTGACTTGGAAGGTTATGGGGATATAGGTATCTTGATGCCTGTTACTGATTCAGGAACTACTTTTAGTTTTGAGGTTTCTAACTTACGTGATGGTGATTACTATCCACTGGTTACTGCAGCTAATGTGGTATCTACTGTTTCTGGTGGAACAGGTGAAGTAGCAATTGCATCACTATATGGATCTGGATTTCCATACAGATATGTAAAAGTGGTTTTGGATTATACTCCAACTACTGCTACTGTATTCACTTTTTGTGTTAAAGCATGATGCCAATGTTGATAAATAAAATAGGTGCTGACGGGCAGAAAGTGGGGAGTGCCTAGTTTACTCCCCCACCTAAAATTCTAACTAGGAGAATATTAAATCATGAGTAAAAAATTGGATTTAACAGGACAAAAATTTGGTAGACTTAAAGTTATTAAAGAAGATGGTAAAAATAAACATGGACACATTTTATGGTTATGTATATGTGATTGTAGTAATGAGACTATAGTTCCAACTAATAGTTTAAGATCTGGTAATACTCAATCATGTGGATGCTTACAACAAGAAGTTATGAAAGTGTCTGGTAGAAAGAATAAGGGTAACTCTGTAAATAATGGTAGTGATAATGGTATGTGGAAAGGTGAT